TTAAGGGCTGATTTGCTCAAGTTTTTCAAGGCTTGCTTGCGTCGTCAACAGACACGTATTCATTGCATTGTGCAAAGAATGAATGGCAGGCATAAGCTGATATTGAGAGGCCGGATATCCATCCAGCAAGATGGCTGCCGTGTTCAACCCGGTCAGGGTGCTGATCTGATCCTGTAATTCTGAGATAAGTAAATCATGCATTTTTCTGGACTTTTTTCTGGGAAGATTCAAGTTTTATGCAACTACAAATAAAATCCAATTTTGTTTACAACCAATTGAATTTATTGCTAAAAATCAAAGCAAGCCGCCTTTTTCTTGCAAGTAGGATGTCAGCTTCCCAATCGCACTATTGGCCTGTTCCGGTGTCTGGGCCAGATAGTGACGCAAAATCTTGTTGGCATTTTCGATGCTATGGCCCGTGATGGAGCTGATTTCCGGCACCGTGCAGCCAGCATTGGCGAGCCAGGTCACCGATGTATCACGCAGATCCTGATCCCTGAAGCCTTTCAGGCTTGGCATGGTCTCGGTTGCTTTGTCACAGATCTTGCGAAACGCCTTTCGATAGGTGTCTCCATCGGCTCCCCATTTCCTGCTCTGCTTTTCATTGATCAGGAACTGCGGGATCTGCTTTTGCGCTCTGGTGCGCCTCTCCATAGCCTGCTGTTGCCGTTTGATCAAATCCGGGATTTCCGGGATCTGCACGATGACACCAGTCTTTGATTGCCGGAACAGGAAATATCCCTCGATGCGCTTTTCCAGTTTCAGCAGCAACCGGTCATTCTGGCGTTGCGCGGTGCAAAGGCCAAGCAAGATTGCATCCCCAATATCCGCCCTGCCCTCTTTATCGGCCGTGGCAATGAGATGCTTCATTTCCTCTATGCTGCCCACACGCACCCTTGGCGGTGGTGTCTGTACTCTCAGATTGCCAAAGGGATTGATTTTCACATATCCCTTCAACACGCCCCAGGCATAGGCAGGCCGGATGGTGGAGATAATCGCCTTGGACATATGCACGCCCTTATCCTGACGAAGCTTCTCATAGAAGTTATAGGCAAAGACCGGCGTGACAGAGATGGCCGGAAGCAGCCATAAATCGGGATCATATTTTTCCAGCACAGCGATATTGTTGTCGTACCACTCTCTTGTCTTCCTGGCTGGCTTGCCGGTCTGTTTGGCTTTCACATTCTGGTTCTTGCGCCAGCTCACCAACAGCTCGCCCAATGACAGAAAGCCAGACAGATTGGCTTTTCTTCTTCGGGTCTTTGGCTTGTCCTCTTCCTTTGGTTTGCGCAGTTCTGCTATTTCCGTGCATTTGGCCTTAGACCAGGCAATGGTCTCATTCAGATCCAGCCAGCAACCATCAGGCTTTTTCAGATCCTGTCCCTGCAAGCCAAGCTTGCGCACGCCCGGCCCCGGCACGAAGCGTGGACGGCCGTCTCTCCAGACAACATGAGGGATTTTGATCGTGACTTTGGCCATGGGACAATCCTAGTTCGGGCCCTGCCCTTTTGCTGCGGTCTCCATTCCCCGGTTTTGACGTGTATGAATAGGAGAAATTGAAAACCAAATATTCTTATAAGTTGTAGATCCCGATATAATTCCCCCTGAAGAAGGGGATTCGATCATGGATGTAATGGCTTTACTCAGTGGCACTGCCACTTCCATCGAGCTGCTTAAAACTGTCAAGGAAATCAAAGAAAATCAGGAATATAACGCTGCCGTTGTCGCTCTCAACGACAGCCTATATTCCGTTTCAAAAGAATTGATTTCGCTTCAATCTCTCTATGCGCAAGCGCTGAAGGAAAAAGGTGAGCTTGAAGAACGGCTGGGAAAGATGGAACACTGGGAAGCTGACAAAGAGCGCTATGAGATGCAGGAGATTTTCACCGGGGCGTTCGCTTATGCGTTGAAGCCATCGATGAAAGGCGAAGAACCAGAGCATTATCTGTGCGCTAACTGCTATACTGATGGCAAGAAGTCGATCTTGCAGCCTGGTCAACTTAAGGGATACAAAATTCGAACGCATAGTTGTCCCCGCTGTAAGAATGTTTTCCCAACTATGTCTAGGGGCCGTAATTAATCCTAACCCGGCTCTGCAATGATCCTGGCGGTGCGAAGGATTTTGTCTTTTTGGGCTTCGCTGGCATTGCCAAGAATCTTCATAACTCTCAGGCCATGGTCTGATTGCACGACATCCAGCCAGCTTTGGCTTTGCTCACTCTTGGCCTCCTCTTCTATCTCATAGAAGAAGGTGATCGGCTGATTGAGGATACGGGCGCAATCGATCAGGCGGCTGGCACTGATCCGGTTTGTGCCCTTCTCGTATTTCTGGATCTGCTGAAAGGTGATTTTCAGCTCCGATCCCAGTTTCTCCTGGCTCATGCCAGCTAGACTGCGGGCCAGCTTCAGGCGTGCGCCTAGTTTGATATCATTCGGGTTCGGATTTTCACTGTTATATTTCTTGAGCATGGTAATGGCCTTTGGTTGGTTCCAGAATTTCCGGACCCGCAATGCGGTTGAATGTGGCGTTGACGATGGCGGCGATGATCTCCTGCATATCGACAATGGCGATGGCGTCATTGCTGTGATGCAGATCGATCTCGCGCCCATTGGATGACATGAGAACTTTCACCCGATCACGCTGATTGAGGCTGATCTCTCCAATATTGGAGAGAAGAGAATGACTGTTGCGGTTATCATCCCCTGGCGTGGGGAAGAAGGTGATGCGCAATTCTGCTGGCAGAGTGACCTTCATGCGGCATCCCCTCCATAGCGATTGGCAAGATCCTCAGGAATGCCCGGGATATCGACTTCCTCACTCTCGACAACATCATCGAGCGGCTCGCCAATGAGGATGCGATGCATCAGGTCTTTGTTGCCACTGGCCTTGATCCAGGCAACGACGGCCGGGCGAGACCATTTGTGCATTCCAGGGAGTTTTAAAGGAAAGTGATTGTCTTCGAGCTTGCGACGAGCGCGGTCAAAGGCACTCTCGCTGGTGCCCAACAACTGGACCAATTGAAAGCGGTCCAGTGTTAAAGGCTGCAACCGCTCAAGCGGTGCTGATTGGGTCTGATTGGGTAACATAGCCATACATCCGGTGGTGAATGATGACCGATTGTTACAATATATGTGACATCAATGTCAAACTATAAGTCACATATATTGTGACTAAACTTAACTACATAATTGCATTGCTAGTTTATAAATCCATAGGTAGATTAATCAAAACCAAACTCAAACCGTCCGCAGAGCCATGAACTCAGAAGCCCAAAAAACAAAAGCACTAAGAAGAATGCGCGTCACAAGAAGCACCCGTTTCCAAATGGCAAAGCGCCTAGAGAAGAAAGCGGATGTAAAATCCAACTCTATGAACGTGCTGTCGATGTTCACTCTGTTCGCAGGTGTCTTATCTTTAGCCTATAGCGTTGAAATTAGTGCGGACATGGCCAAACTAGTTGGAGGCTTTGTAATCGGAGTATCAGCACTATCAATTTATCTGTCACACACTGATCCGGTCTCCAGACTAGCAGAAGGCGCATTTAATGCGCACGAATGCGGACGAGAGATCAGCAAAATATACACAAAATTGCTAAATGATAGGCTTGAGCATGCGCAAGCACTTGAGCTGTATGAAGAAGTCCTATCGAACTACGACATGAATCATGATCGTTGCGACTACTACCTCACGATTAGATTAGAACCAGACCTATTCCCAGACAACAAGAAGGGGAGCAACTGGTGGAACAGCACTTTTGCAACATGGCTCTCTGTTGTCTCACCCGCCATTTATACCACAAGTGGTTTGGCGTTCATTTTTATTATTCTAACGCTCTTCTGGTATTTGACGAGAATCCAGATCGCTTAAATCAATCATCCAGCAATTCGAGAAACGACTTGATTTTCTCAAGCTTTGCTGTCGGTTGAGCGCGAAGACTCGAGCAAAGTTCCTCAACGGTAGCATTTGAAGAAGGTGCGCCAAGCAAAAGCTCGTAAGCCTTCACGTCAAGCGCGTCAGCACATGCCTCTAAGAATGGTTGATTGTAGGGAGAATACCCACTTTCCATTCTAGACACCGTCTGCTTTGTACTCTCGATAGCTTCTGCTAGTTGCTCCTGGGTCAACCCCCTGTATTTGCGCCATTCGCGCAAATACCACTTTTGGCGTTCCCCAGCACTTTTCCCGAATCTTTTGGTCATGTCACCAATATTGCAACTTTTTGCAAATATGTCGTTGTGCGTATATGTGACTTTCTGGATTGACCAAAGTCACAATATATGTGACCAATCTATTCATGGCAAATCACCCGCTCAAAAATTGGCGCAAGGCGCGCGGGCTGTCACAAGAGGCGTTTGGCAAGCTGATTGGCGTTACCAAGGCCTCTGTCAGCCGCTATGAACAAGGGCGCATTCCCGAATGGCCCGCAATGCTGGAGATCGTGAAGGTCACCAAGCGACAAGTCACACCTAATGACTGGCTTCCAGAACATATCCGGTGCCAGTCATGACCAAGCTTCCCATCTTTCTGCCGGTCAAAACTACGCATCGCAACACGCTGCATTGCGCCCATGAGGCATTGGTGCGCGACCGACTGGCGGATTTTCTGCGGAGGCAGCACCCGGTCCACACCGCAAAACAGGTGGCGGGGCGAGCCAAGATACCGCCCCGCACGGTCGAGCGATGGTTGGCTGGCTTGTCTGCCCCCCGGTTGGAGCATTTCATTGCGCTGCTCGTTGCCTATGGCCCTGCCCTGCTGAAGGCAGCGCTGGATGACGACGGCATACGGCGCATGGAGCGCGATGGCTTTGACTGGGTGGAGCGATTGCAACGCACCGAGGTCGAGCAACAGGCAATCGACGGACTGGAACAGATCAGTCAGGCATTGGAGCAATTACGGGCCAGTCACCCGGCAAAAGGGAGACTGAAATAGGCCATGAACGAGCGGCGGCGGCAAAAACGACGATTTAGGGCAAACAAAAAGACATGTCTTTTGTCAACCGATGGCGCACAAAGTGCGTCAAAATTCCCATTTGTCCACAAATTGGAGCGCATTGAGCGCATTCGATCCAAAAAAAATATTTCAATCTCTGAATTGTGCGCCGTGGCAAGCATTCGTGAACGGCAATGGTATCGCTGGATGAATGGTGTAACAGATCCCAAACCATCCAGTCTTCGCGCCCTGGATCGAGCTTTGCAGATCCTTGGCAAAGAACAGGAACTGGATGCACGATCCCGCAATGCGCATCAGAGTGTCTATCATCTTTTGCTTGGCTGGATGGCCGCATGGGCCAATCTGAACATTATGGACGTGCTGAAGGATGACCCGCAGACACAAGACAAACAAAGCCCGTTCAAAGCCAAAGCAAGCCAGTGCCGGCAACGTGCGCTTTATCTGATCGTCACTGAAATGGATGTGCCGCTTGTGGTGGCGGCTGGATTGGCCGGAATTTCAAAACAGGCGGTCAGCAAAGCGCTGCGCTCTATCGAAGACAGCCGGGACAATCCCGATATCGATGAATTGCTGAAACATGCGGCCGTCATGTTGTTTGGAGGGGATCATGGCTAGTCGTCTTCTGGAAGTGAAATCTGCCCTGCAGGATAGCGTCGACAGATTGGTCCTGGATCTGTTGCCCGGTGGCAAGCGATCGGGCGGCAATTATACCGTCAAAAGTCCTGTGCGCCATGACCGGCGAGCGGGTAGCTTTGTTGTCTGGCTGACTGGACCAGCCAAAGGCTGCTTCAAGGACTATGCCGATGACAGCGCAAAGGGCGATATCATCGATCTGATCGCGCTTTGCAAGGGCATGGGAAAAGACCGGTCGGCCGCGCTTGCCTGGGCAGAAGATTGGCTGGGCTGGAAAAAGATGAGCAAGGCCGACCGGGCCAAATATATCAAAGAGATCAAGAAACGGGAAAAGCTGGAAAAAGCGAAAGATGACCGGCGTCAGCAATATCTCATCCAGCAGGCACAAAAGACCTGGAACAAGACCTTGCCCATCGAGGGCAGTCTGGGAGAGGTCTATTTCAAGCATCGCGGCATTCCGCTTGATGAGATCCGCAACAGAACAGACTTCTGTCATTTCCTGCCTGAAGCTGAATATTGGTTGCTAGCAGACTATGAGTTTGAGGGCGGCAAGCGCAAAAAGGTGAAGGCTGGCCCCACTTTCCCGGCCATTGTCTCACGCATGGACAATATTGACGGTCACCTTCAGGCGCTGCATTACACCTTCATTGCCCCGGACGGGTGCGGCAAAGCCCCCATTGAAGACCAGAGCAAAGCAAAGCTCATGTTTCCCCGCACGGCAGGCGCGGCCATTTGGATGACCCGTGGCAAGGGCAATTTGAACCCTGACACCATGGTTGCCCGAAAACTGGCCGCGCCTGGCGTTATTGGCGAGGGAATAGAAGACGGGCTTTCTGTTGCCCTCGGTGTTCCGGAAGCGCGTGTTTTGGCTGCTGGATCTTTGCCCAATTTGCTAACCTTTCCCCTGCATCCCTGCTTCAATTCCTTTGTCCTGCTGAAGGACAATGATTGGAACAAGCCGGAAGCACAGGCGCTGTTTGACCGCGCTTTTCAGAGAGTCAAACGGGCCGGATATCCGGTCGAAGTCGTCAGCAGCAATTGCGGAAAAGACATGAATGATTTGTTGGGAGGTGTGTGATGGGGGAGTTTAATATTTCATGGTTTGGGGATGTCTTCGGAGGCTATGCTAACTTCACTCCAATCTATCCCATCAGTAATTGCCTCGCTGAAGTCTGTATTTCTTATTATTGCACCGGCCCAAATAGCGTCCGTAAGGTCTGCCTCACTGAGGTTTACATTGCTGACATGCGCCCTACTAAAATCAGCATCTTTAAGTCGCGCATCCCTAAAATCTACTTCAACGAGTTCTGCATCATTGAGTTGAGCTCCTTCAAGGTTAGCCGAGCCGAAATTTACTTCATCCAAGCTCGCCCGTGTAAAAACAGTCGACAGAAAACTTGCCTTGCTGAAATCTGTACGAAAGAGGTCTGCCCCTTTAAACTCTGCAAGATCAAGGTCTGCACCCCTAAAGTTTGCATCAGAAAAATTAGAGTAACTAAAGTCAGCCCTAAAAAGTTGGGCATCAATGAAATTTGCACCTTGGAGATTTACCCCCGACAAATCAATATCCACCAGCGACAGATCGAGTTGAGCAAAGTACGCACCACTCAAATCTGGTGTCCACATTTTACTTTTTTCGCGAGCTTTATTCTCACTAGTTCTCAGATCAATAAAAGCTCTCAAAGCTTCTTTTACATCACCCTCACACTGATTGTGGTCCTTACCATAATCTTTGACGAGAGGTGGAGATCCAGTATCCCCCCGCATACTCTTGCTTCTATCTCGGATGAAGGAGCAAAGAAGGCTTTGGACTGGAAAGTAGTGCCCTCTTGGATCTGCAAAGCCAAGCTCTCTCAAAGCAAAAATACCCGCTTCTCTTACCGAAAGCTCACTTTCACTCAACATGGCAGCAGCTTTGGCGTATCTATCAGCAAACTGCCCTTGCTGTGCAATCCGAATCTGATCAATGCTCGTTTGCGCTTGCTTGTTAGCAATATCGCGCTGATCACTGGCTGTTTTGGTACGCCAAATGGCCAAACCCAAACCAATTATTCCAAGAAAAATCAGACCGATATTGCGCAAAGCAGCGGTCGCTTTTTCATGCTTGGCCAACTTGTCCAACCAGTCGCTCCAGTCGGGCCAGCCATTCAGCATAAGGTTCAGACTAAACAGGGAGACAGTGATTGCCGTTGGCCAGAAGAACAGCCAGTAATTTGTATTGCGTTGGTCACTCATACAAGCAGTCTTAGCTGGATTCCCAAGCGCGTGCAATCAGACAAAACACCACCAAAGGCTTTACCGATATTCTTCCCACCGTTGGCAAGGATGGTTTTTAGGCAGCTCGCCCCCCAGATCCAAAACCGTCCGACGAATATCGTCGACGAGGCGGTCCAGGATCTTGTGGTGTTCGCTGGTTGGATGGACACCAAGCTCAACGCGTCGCTGAAGCCAATATTTGTGCAGCTCGTTCAGCTCATCGATCACCTCAACCTTATGCGGCGGGAAAATCTCCCTCTTCCATTTCTTGCGCTGGGACATGGCTCAAATTCCAATTTGTTCATTTTATGTTCTATTTTAGATTTTGAACGGAATTGGAGTCAAGAGTGGGGGGAATTGGAAGGGTTTGCCGCGCCGGGCAACTCAAGTTTCAGGGATGTCCTTTCTATCTATCTGTACATTAGATCCTTGTGTGCCTTCAGTGATTGCTTGAATGAGCCTAGCTCCATTGGGACATATCCCATTCAGGTTCGCCCCACTGAAGTTTGCCCCACTGAGACTTGCATCACACATGCATGTCTTACTAAGGTCTGCTCCATTGAAGTTTGCATCGCTGAGACTTGTTCGACACATACATGCATTACTAAGATTTGCTCCGTCGAGCTGTGCCCTTCTGAGGTTTGCCCCGCAGAGTCGTGCGCCACTAAGATTAGCCCTGTAGAGATATGCCTCACTAAGGTCTACCTCATTCAACACTGCCCTCCCAAGCTCGGCATCATTGAGACACGCGCCAAAAAGATTTGCCTCCCAGAGGCTTGCACTATTGAGCTTTGCCCCAACGAAATTTACCTTCCGAAGGTCGGCTCTAACAAGGCGTGCCTCCCCGAGGTTTGCACTCTCGAGTTTTGCCTCAACAAGGTTTGCCTCACTAAGGTCTGCATCGCTAAGATCCGCGCCGCTGAGGGTTGCCTCCCCGAGGTTTGCCCCAACGAGATTTGCCTCCCTGAGATTTGCATCAAAGAGGCTTGCCTCACGAAGGTCTGCTCTACCAAGATTTGCCTCACTAAGGTCTGCACCCTCGAGCTTTGCCCCACTGAGGTTTACCTCCATGAGGTTTACCCCGCTAAGATCTACCCTAACGGGATCTGCCCCAACAAATTCCAGGCGAATGGGAATTCCCTCAGCAGGAATTACCTCATTGGGCACGCGAATTCTCTTCCAACGATCAGGTCGAGCATACCGAACATCAATTCCGACAAGATGGGATCCATTCAGGTCAGGCCTCCACTTTTGACGATCTTCGATATTTTTAGTCTCAGGCGTTCGCAACATCAAGAAAGCGCGCAGAGCTTCCTTGATATCACTTTCACATTGAGTGGAATCATAGCCACTCTTCGGGACAGGGGGCAAGGTTTGATTGTCTGGCTGGTAGACTTTGCTTCTATCACGAATGAAAGAACAGAGAAGGCTTTGTGCTGGAATATAGTGGCCCTCTGGATCTGCCAACGCGAGTTCCTTCAAAGCGAAAATTCCAGCTTCTCGTATAGAAAGTGCGCTGTCACTCAACATGGATGCAGCCTTCGCATAGCGATCTGCGAACTGGGCTTGTTGCGCTATATTACGTTGATCACTTGCAATTTTGGAGCGCCAGACAGCCAACCCCATACCAATGAGCGCCAGAGGCAGAAGACCCCAGTTACGAACGATTGCAGACAAGCTTTCCTGACTCTCCAAACCGGCAGGCCAGGTGATACCAAAATCACCCAGAAAGAACCAAAGCAGCACAGCCAGCACAGAGCCAGCACCCAAAGCAAACGCCAATATCAAGCGGCCATCCATCATCCAGTCGCCCCAAAACACAAAGAAACGCTAAGTTGCAGCTATAGAGCAAACACACCCAATTCGCAATTAGGGCAGATCCCCGCAAATTCCAATCATCTGTTCAACCCGAAATCCGCAGCGTGTTGACCCGTCTGAGAAAAGGAAAAGCTATGTCTGAAAACATAACTGAAAAACTTTCACTCCTGGACATCGATGTCGTGGATTATGCAAGCGATGTGGCACATATGGCGGCCTTCAGCCTGATTGCCAAGGTGGCCGGGGTGGACGCGGAAGAAGGCCAGGACAAAGAGCGCTGGTACAGCCTGTATATGCTTCCGGCAGATACAGAAGCCCAAGACCAAGCGGATGACCTTTATCAGTTGGCCAAATATGTCTGTCATCGACATGAGAATGTGTCTGGTGAGCAGCTATGGCGCAAAGCGGCTGAGTTGAACCTACACAATCAGCCAGCATCGAGCTATTTTGACCAGGCATTCGAGATTTGCCTGGCTTACACGCTGTTTGCTCGCGTCTGTCGCCTTGTCTTCATTGATATCGAGATTGAGCAACGGGAAATTTCAGCCAAACTGCGACGCGCCACATCAAGCGAGCGCAAGCCAATTCCGGAAGAGGACCGGGCCATCACGATGGAAGAAGGACCGCTGGCGAAAGACCCTGTCTTTGAAGCTGCGGCAGACGCCATCAAGTCCATGCCAGCACCCAAAGCTCCGGCCCAGGCGAAAGAACCAACGCCGGACAATGAGCCGATGAGCATTGGCGAGCAACCGGTAAAGCACCAGGGCAAACCAAAGCGCGGCGGTGCACGGACACCTTCGATCCCTCGCACTCAAAAAGACAAGAATTGAGGTGAAGCGTGAGTGCAGGCGCTGAAAGAATAAAAGATCTGGTTCAACCGGCAATAGACAGGGTGACAAATGTTGCCGGTCGGCGGCAGGCGGCTATCCCTGACCCGAAACCGGGCGGATATCGCAATGACGTGCCACCGGGAGACTGGGAGCCGGACGAACTGGGCTTGCCGCCAGATTGTCCGGTAGAGCCTTTGGGCATGGATGGCGATATCATCTATATGATCGATGCCATGGGGCAATTGGCAGCCGTTACTCCATCAAGCTTTGGACGCGGATATATTCAGCGCTTGTTCGCCAACAGGATCAACTATGCCTATTGGGCATGGCCGCAAAAGACCCTGAAAAGCAATGAGATTAAGAACTGGAATGGTGAACTAATCAAGGAAACCTTCTATACAGCTGCGGCGAATAAAGGCCTATGGAATGCTGTCGACAAGGTGCGCGGACTGGGAGCCTGGAAGGGTGAAGATGGCAAGCTGATCCTTCATTGTGGGGATTGCCTTTGGATGAATGGTGAGCGGCACGAGACCGGCGAGGTGGGGGAGTTTTTCTATCCTCGACGGCCGCCCATCGGCAAACCGTGGCATGAAGAAATCACTCTAGAGAACAATCCGGCCATCGATCTGTTTCGAAGCTTGAAGACCTGGAACTGGCAACGGCCAGACGTGGATCCATTTCTGTTTCTCGGCTGGCTTGGCGCTGCCATGATTGGCGGTGCCCTGGTGTGGCGTCCGTCCGTGTTTCTCGTTGGTGATATGGCTGTTGGCAAATCTACACTGCATGGTTTGATGGCCGAAATTCTGGGAAGCACTCTTGTCAAGTCGGCCGATGCATCTGCAGCCGGGATTTACTCGCGGGTTGGTAGCGGCTCTTTGCCTGTCGCCATTGATGAACTGGAAGCCACGGCCGATAACCGGAAAGTGTCGGCTGTTGTCGATCTGGCGCGTCTTGCCGCTAGCGGCGCTGCGAAGCTACGCGGGGCACAAGATCATTCCTCTGCTGAATTCAATGCCAGATCCTGCTTTCTCTTTTCTGCCATCAATCCACCACCAATGACACCGGCGGACAAATCCAGAATGGCGTTTCTCTCCATTGGCAAGCTCGACTTCAACAAAGCCAAGGCTCCTCCCCCATTGCCCCCACATGCGGGTGCGAAAATCCTGAGAAGACTGGCCGACCAGTGGGCACGTTTTGATGAGACCTGGGACGCATATAGCCAAGTCCTCAAACAGGGTGGTCATGCAGGACGAGGGCAAGACACGTTTGGCACTTTGCTGGCATGCGCCCATTTGATGCTGGGGGATGACGGACTGGAAGACCTTGGCTATCGATCTGACGATTTGTCCGGTTGGTCTGAGCTTTTGGCTGCTGCAAACCTGAGTGAAAAAGAAACATCCAGTGAGAACTGGAGAGATTGCCTTGAGCATTTGCTGACCAGCCGCGTGAACACCTGGCGCAATGGCAAACAGCATTCAATTGGAGCTGTGCTGGAAGCATATCGAGATAGCAACAACACTTTCATGTCACTGAGCGAAACAAGAGAGATGCTGGCGCAAGTTGATCTTGGCTTTTTGCCAAAGGAAAAACGCAAAAAGACAGACCAGTATGGCCAGCCCTATCTGGACCCCAACAGTGAATACCTTGCTATTCCAAACAAAGGCCCTGCCCTCAACGAACTGTTTGAAGGCGAGCGCTGGGCCAAAGAGGTTTGGGTCGATGCGCTACGGCAAGGGCCATCTGAGGTCATCAATTTCAGCAAAGAAGTCAACAAGATGAAGATTGGCGGCATTTCAAGGCGATGTACGCTCGTCAATCTGACCGCCTTTGATCAGCTATCGGAGGAAGGATGAAACCCATCTAGTTCCTACTCCCCGACCCTCTTAGCCAAAAAATGACGCCCCATGGAGATAACCAATGATCTCTAAAAAATTTATCTCTGTTTCCCAGACCCTTAACTGTCCAGATGGACCGCGCCACGTCACGGCTTTTGCAAGGGAGCAAAAGCCCTGCCGGGCTAGCGGACAGTTGACCAGGAGTGAACGGCCGTATGGTCAAACTTGCTGCGGAGCTGTCCCTGCTTCCTGACGGGTCCGGGGGCATTGGGGACACTAAAAGTTCCACGGGGGACACCTTGGGGACACCTAGTGTCCCCAAATTCAACAAATGAAATCAGACGATTAGTCCAAAAGTTCCACGGGGACACCCAAATAGCCACACGTATGCGCTCGCGCACATACATACATATATACAGGTGTCCCTAGTGGAACTGTGGAACTATTCTTATAAACATATGATTTCATTAATTTAATTTGGGGACACCAAAGGGGACACCAGCAAATATTGGTGGAACCCTTGTGTAAATCAGCGCTCTTTGCAGCTCTGCTCGTTTGAATAAAATATTGAGGTTTATCAAATAGATGAGTAGCGATGGCAATCAAATGGATCTGCTTCAGACAGATGAAAATGACGGGTATGAAGACGCGCCGACCGCGATTTTCCCGCCAACTCGGACAGAAAAGCGCGGTCCCGGTCGACCAAAAGGCGCAAAAAACAAGAAAACCGCCACCATTGAGAAGCTGTATCACTCCAAAGGCTACCGAGATCCGCTGTTATTTCAGGGTGAGATCATGTCCAGTCATCCGCTGGATCTGCATCGTTGGTTCATCTTCATGCAGGCAGAAGCCCAAGGCGTAAAGCGAGACAAGGCGATCCAAGCTTTCAAGGATGGCAGGCTCAATGGCATCCCGAACATTGCCGAGATCGTGGCGATGCAGACCAAAGTTGCCGATCAGCTCACGCCCTACCTCTACGGTAAGAAGCCTGTCCAGGAAGACAATGACGATGAAGGCAAGCTTCCAGTGCTGATGATCGATCTGGGAGAGGATAGCGTCACAGCAAATCAACCAGGTGAAGATGTGTTTTCAATCGGGATGCCAGAACCAAGCGAAAGCGAGGAAAATCAATCACTTAGCGAAGATCAATCAAACAAGTCTCATGACACCATGTCTCATGAAACAGCTAACCTCATGAAAGATAAGGGAGAATAGAGAATGTACCTACTGATAGAATATCAGCAGGAAGCCCCCCTTATTTTGAGGGGACCGGCAATTTTTGAAGGGCATCATTCTGGATCGATTGCCCCCCTCTGGATCTTGCTTGCTTTGGTTGCCACGACGAAAAGAATGGCAGAAATCCGCGAGCCTTCCCCGGAAACACCCCCCCACCCCCCATATAGGGGTGTTCTGCGACACACCGTTTTGGATTTTGAAACGGTTCGGATTTGGAAAAATCGCGTAACCCTCTGGTTCGGTCTGGGGGACGGGGGGCGCGTTTTCAGTCTCGATCTGAGAGGGGTCAGGGGATGAGCTCAATTCCTTCACAGGATCATTTCAAGGATCTGATCACCCCTTCTGACATCGATGTCCGGAAGCTGTTGCAGCAATATGAGATCGATGATGATTTTGATCCCTATCGCTATGTTCCTCCTGGTCCTGTTACACGAAATTTCATCCGCGACAGAATCATGTCCAAGTTTATCATGGGTCCGGTTGGTGGCGGCAAGACTGTTTCTTGCGCCTTTGCACGGATTATGGCCGCAACCTTCATGCCGCCTTGCAAAGATGGTGTAATCCGGGATCGCTTTGTGGTGGTTCGTGAGAGCTTCAGAGACGCCGAAAGAACGGTTTTGAACTCATGGCTTCAGTGGTTCCCTAAAACCTATGCTGGTTCAACCTGGTCAGGAGGGAATGACAGACCCGCAAAGCATGTTCTGCGGTTCCGTTTGCCTTCAGGATATCGAATTGAGGCTGAAACCATGTTCATCGGCATTGGTGATCAGTCCATTGAGGACATCTTGCGCGGATTGGAGATTTCAGGTGGATGGATGAATGAATCCGACACTCTGGCATCCAACGTGTTGCGTTACATCGAGCAGCGTACGGGCCGCTATCCCAAAAAAGAGGATCTGGCAGATCCGACCGCTCTCCGCGCCCGAACGGTTCTTGGTGATTTCAACGCTCCGGACATGGATAATTGGACCTATGAGCAGCTAGTCGAGGATTGCGCCGAACACCGGCGCTTGTATCGTCAGCCCTCCGGACTATCACCCAATGCAGAAAACCTCTCCCGACTGGAGCCGAACTATTACCAGCTGATCGCAGCAGCTGAACCAGAATGGTATGTGCGCCGGTTCGTTCATAACGAATTTGGATATAGCCGTGAAGGCTTACCAGTCTATCGATCCTTCAACCAAACGCGCCATATCGGACCTAAGATCGATCCAGATCCTGATTTGCCCGTTCTTCTCGGAATGGATGCCGGGCTTAACCCTGCTGCTATTATCGGGCAGCCACGCACCAACGGCCAGCTTATCGTGATAGATGAACTTTGCCCTGGCGCTGGTGTCGGGGCTGATAGATTTGGCGATATGCTGAATGATCTTTTGGACCGGCGTTATGCAGATTGCCGCGACATTCGGGCCTGGGCAGATCCTGCTTCTCAGTATGGAGCTGATCGTGAAGGTGGCGAGTTAGCCTGGATTGATACCGTCACAGCCAAACTTGGCATTCCTGTCCGCATTCCTGCCAATGGCTCGAACGAGTTAGGTTTGCGCATTGGAGCCGTAGAAGGTGAACTTACCAAAATGATCGATGGTGAAACACCGAGAATTCTCGTCTCAAAAAACTGCCCTATTCTCATCCGCGGCTTCATGTCCGGATATCGATATAAGAAAATCAAAGGTCAAGATGGGCTATATTCACTCACTCCAGACAAACAGAACGAATATTCCCACCCTCATGACGGGCTTCAATATTTGGTTCTCGGATATCGCGGCCGGCAAGCAGTAACCGGTACCAATTCCGAAAATAGCCGGCGCAACTCTGTGCCTTCTGCCGGCAAGAAAAAAGGGCGGCAAATCGACCCGCATAAATATTCATGAAGCTGGTTTCTCCTGCCACTCAATATGACCTTGCCTGCTGCATGGGCCGTTGTCAGATGATGGCCTGGCAGTGCGCAAAACTTCAGATCGAACATGGTGAAAGCTGGGTTTTGCGAACAGATGAGGGAGAAACGGTCGCTGTCGGGGGGCTGTGGCCCAATGAGGACGGAACGGCCGATGGTTGGTTCATGTGTACCAAATTAGCCCGAAAGCACCTGAAATTGATTGTCAGGCTCATTCGGTTGACCTTGCCTCGATCTGCCTATCCTTCCATTGACGTGGTAGTCATCACCAAAGCCGGGGCGCGTATAGCCGAAATCTGCGGACTATCACGAACTGAAAACCGTGATGGAATGGAGATCTGGCGATATGGGCGCACTTTTCGGGGGCGGCAAGAGCAAGGATAACGGCGCTGTCGCGCTGCAAAAGAAGACTGCTGCTGAAAATCAGCGCCGCCAGCTTGCGGCAGTCGCAAAACAAAGCGCCGAAATTGATCAGGCACGCGCCAAATCCAAAGGCGGCGGCCGCAAAGCCCAAGGCAATCGCCTGCTTACCTACATTGGCTCCACTTCTGGCCAAAGCACATTGGGGTAGGTCATGGCAGGCAGCAAGCGGAAACCCAAGAATGAACCTGCACAAAAGAAGATTGCACAAGAAAGCTCATCGCTGAAAAGGCTGAAGCGTTTCAAGGCTATCGCTGAAAAAGAATTTCAGACCATGAAGCCTTTGCTGGATGAAGCATTTGACTATGCGATCCCCTTTCGCAAAGGATCATCTGATGGTACCGGCCAGAAGCGCGTCAACAAGGCTTTTGACCAAACTGCAATTGTTGGGGCCTTTCGTTTTGCCGGTCGTCTTTGGCAAGATTTTGTTTCCGAGGAAATGTTCACGCTTAAACCGGGCGATATCCTGCCAGACGATATCAAGAACCAACTCCGGCCAGAACTGGAAAAATACACAACCATTCTGACCGCCATGTGTTCCAATGGTGAATTCGACCTGGCATTTCATGAAATGGGATTGGATTTGTCAGCCTCGACCGGCGCAATGTATGTGCAGCAAGGTGACAAAGATCTTCCAGCTCGTTTCCTGACAGTACCGATTGATGAGCTTCGTCTGCTTTGTGGGCCTCACGGGGATGTCATGGGCGTCTTCTGGGACCGGAAATGGCCGGTTTGGCATATTGAGGAGGAATTCGAGGACGAAAAATCCCGCTTTGGTGAAAAGCTGCAGGACAAGATCCAGAACAAACCAGAAGATGGAATCACTCTGACGGTTGCCACGCTTTACGACAAGAAATCCAAAGGCTGGATCACCTCGACATGGGTTGATTGCGATGACGTGATTTTCCGAGAGGAAAAGACCAGGACTAATCCTTGGATCACCCCGCGTTATTTCCGTGTTCCTGGCGAAACCTATGGTCGCGGTCCTGTCATGCTGGCGATGCCAAGCATCAAGACACTGAACACAGCACAAAGTCTGTCACTCCAATCAGCCGCTATTGCGCTCCTTGGGATCTGGACCGCCGTAGATGATGGTGTCTTCAATCCGGACATGTCCGATATCGAGCCGGGCGCAATCTGGACCGTGGCCCGAAATGGTGGTGTTTTAGGGCCATCCATCCAGCGTATGCAGGATCCGCGCATCGATGTCAGCAATATCGTGCTGAACGATCTTCGCATGGCCGTGCAATCAACCATGATGGATCAAAGCTTGCCGCCAGACGGGGCATCAGTGCGATCAGCAACCGAGATCCTTGAGCGCGTCAAGCGATTGGCGTCTGATCATACAGGGGCTTTTGGTCGCCTGGTTTATGAGATCATCGTTCCGCTTGCCCGTCGTTTGCTGGAAATCGCTTCGAACCTCAATCTGATCGAATCCGGATTGAACATCGATCAGCTTCTTGTGCAGGTCAAAGTCTCGTCACCTATCGCAACATCCCGTGCAGCCCAACGCATGGAAAAAATCGTCCAGTTTGTCGAGATATGCCTGGCTATCCTGCAAGAGCGGGCAAGCAATGTGGCCAAGCTCGAAGATGCTTTGGAACATATCGGCCATGAGCTGGGCGTACCGTCCAGATTTGTTGTGACTGCTGAAGAGCGCGCAGAAATTCAGAAGCGGGAGCAAGAAATGGCTGCTATGGCGGCTGCAGCTCAAGCCATGGGCGAAAATGTGTCAGGTGTTGAGGGAGTGGCGGCATGAACCAGACAGCATTGGGAATTCAGGATCTGATCGCCGGTCTCGGCACAGAAGCGCATTGGGGCAATCTGGAAGGCTTGATTGATCAATTCAGTCATCCAAGCCGCAAGGATGCATCTGCAGAAGAACAAGCCAGGCGCGAAGCTGAACGCCACAAGTGGCTCGCAAATTTGAAATCAGTTTTCGAGACCGAAGCTGGGCAGCACGTCTTGAGACAGTTCGTGCAAACCACGCTTCAAAGGCCCTCTGTGACCGTCTCACCAGAAACCATGCATTCCTTAAGCAGTGACCAGGTGGCGATGATCAGCACTTATCGAGAAGGCCAAAATTCCATCATTCGCACGATTTTGAAAGATCTGGCTGAAGCCGGATATGACCCGTCCAACAATAAGGAAAAACCCAATGCTTAAATCTGCTTTGCTCACTCCACGCTCCATAGCCTGGCTTGCTTCAGCTCCCTTTGGCCCTCAGATTGCCTTCGCTCCGGAAGATGGTACCGGCACTGGTGATGGTGAAGGGGCCGGAGATGAAAACAATCAGAACGAAAATAGCCAGGACAACAGTCCCTATCGCCCTGAAGGACTGGCAGAAGACTATCACGGTGAGAATGACCAAGAGACTATTGACCGCCTGGTTGCCAGTCTAAATGCATCCAATCCGCAATTGCCGGAAGATGTGAGCGGCTATGACTTCAAACCTGATGACGAGCTGAAAAGCTATTTCGGTGATACTGACGATCCTCTATTGAATTCCGCCAAAGCAGCCGCGCTCGAATGCGGCATCACTCCGGACAAGTTTCAGGACTTCATCAATAAAACCTTCAAAGGTCCTGTTGCTGAAGGCCTGTTAACCCCGGCATATGATCCAAAGAAGGAATTTGACACCCTTGCTGGCTATCTGAAGACAGATCCCCAAGGTGCTGAAAAAGCCGCAAATGATGCCCTGGCCATTGCCGAGAATATGGGCAAAAATCTGGGACTTCCCGAAAGTGCACAAGGCTTCATGTCCGGCATGAGCGAGATTGCCGACGGCATCATGATCATTCGCGCAATTGAAAATATGGCACAGGAAAAAGGCGTTGCTCTTGGTGAAACAGCCGATGGCTCTACTGCCTTCTTCTCAAAGGAAGAGCTGGCCAGAATGGGGGATGATCCCCGATTGAAACCGAGTTCATCAAAATATGACGCAAGCGTCGAGAAGAAATATAACGCTAGCTATCAGCATCATTATCCAGGCTAATCGGAACTTTGTTCCTTGGTCACCAAACGAGGGGACTGTTACGGCATAGTGCGAAATGACCCCCTAAGGCCTGACGGATCGCAACCTTAAAAATTTGTCGTTTGAGAAATACTCAAATGACAGCTCTGAGTCCATTTTGCATGATGTTGCACGATGTTCGAATGTCGGCTTCGATAGTTGATCTAGGTTCATACAATCGAGTGTTTTGAGAGGTTTGTTCTTGAGAACGAGCTCTGAAACATGAGAATGCATCCGTTCTCGACATTTGTTTGGCTGTGCTTCACGGGAGTTGTTTGAGCTTTGTCATTTATCTCAAGGTTCGGAACCGCAGCTGAATAGATTTTGCGAAAAGTCACATTTGAAGAGAGCGTGGAGCGCAACTCAATGCGCTCCTTGCCTTATTCCGGAGAAGGCTCGATTTACTTGATCTTGAAGCAAATGACCTCAACACGAAGGCTAAGATTTGGATCAGGATCCGTGTGTAAGTCTAACACCCAATGTCCGCTCTTGGATGTCCTGAAATAGGCATTGTCTCCCGAGTTTCCCAATCTTCCTTGTAAACCCCCAACAGTACAAACTGTTTTATCTGCTTTTACCGGAAGAATGTGCTGTTTCTCTGTGTGGTATCTTTTTCGGTGAACAATTTCTACCGATAGCCCTTTGATACGCTCATTCAAAGCCTGATCGGCCATCTCGGTAACTTGAGTTAGATTTTTAATGCTCATTTTTAAGTCGGTGATTTCCGAGTTCAGTCTCAGCACTTCCGCTGTCGGTGCCGTTGGCTCAGTCAACTCAGTAAAGTAAACTTGTACTGGCCCGGCGGTAGTGAACATGTTTACCTGTCCCCAGTCTTGCACTTTGTAGTCGCCGCCAGCTAGCGAAACCGTCAATGGATCATTTCTTGTGCAGCTGAGGTTAATTGCACCTGTTGAAATTGCTACTGGGGTCTTGGCGGAAGCAATGCCACCTCCAGCAATCACTTCGGAACAAACGAATCCGCGGACCTCGTAGCCCATATAAGAAACTTTTCCAGGGTTGGTATATCTAAGTCCGACGGCCACCGCTTGATTATTCGGTGTAATTTTAACGTCCACTTTAAGTCCATCTTTGTTCAGTGCTTTGCAATCGTTCCAAGCTCGGACGGCTTCTCCATACAGAGAGCGAGACTCTTCGTACAAATCAGCACTGCTTTCAGCTAACTCCTTATTGGTTTTGCACCACTGAAGTAGGTCGGATGAAGTCTTGGTTGTGTTGAAGTTTGCTTCACCACCTCCATATCCTAGAACCTCCACACTAATGTCGGCAAGTGTTTCGGCATTCATACTTGAAAACTTTTTGTGGCAGTGGTTGTGGTACTTTGTAGCGATGGATGCTCGGGCAGATTTCTTAATCGTTATGTTTGTAATGCCATGTGCCAAAATTGCATCACAAGTTGCAGATAAAGATGGTTGCGCGGTAAAAAGAACTGCTGCAGAAAGAGCAGTTACCCTCCAGTATTTTTTAAACAAAAGCATTTTCCTCTATATAATTTTTGATTGTTTTTATTTATTATACAACTTTCTATCGTTTACTTCAAATCTCCCATAAACTGATTTGCTGAAACTCGTGTAGTAAGCCCGCTGAATTGGACTTTCTTCTTAATAATTTTAGCTTTTTGTGAGACGACACCGCAGCAGTCATCGAAAACAGAATTGCGAACGTCTCAAAAGTCCGCAGTGCCGACCTTAGGGTGTTATTTCGCACTATTCCGCAACAGACCCCAACGTCGCTGGGGATGTAGGTAGATCTTGCAGCAGGCCTGCCATCGGTTGACCAATCCATGAGGCGGTTAGCGTTGAGTTCATGCCAGAGCTCAATGCGCCGCTTTTCTCTTGTCCGCAGTCGGCTCTGTCTCTGGCGAGATAAAACTCGCAATCAGAAGGCTGAATGATGAGCAACGACGTCCCAAATTGGTTCAAGACCCAATATAACGACAAGGTCCGTCAAAAATTCCAAGCCAAGGGATTTATGATGAAGTCGACCGTGACCTCGGAAACAAAGATTGAAGGGTCAAAGGCGATATTCCGTATTATGGGAAAAAGCCAGGCCCATAAGAAAAAACGTGGCCAGGCAGCCCGAAAGAACAACTCCCAGAAGAAAACAGTCGAAGCACATCTGGAGACCTGGGAATTCTTCGACACCTGTGAAACCTATGATGTCTCGCGCATGGGACCTGGTGAAAAGGAAAATCTGACAACTTCTGGCGCCATGGCTCTTGGTCGCGGTGTGGATCACGCCATTTTTGACGCTGGCGACAAGCTTTCCAGTACAAATGCTGGCACCGGTGCCGGTGTAAAGCCCCTTCTCGACGCAGATGGTCGTCCGGGCATGATTGGCGGGAACAACAAAGACTTTGTCCTTGATCTGCTTTTGATGATGAATACGGCGCTTCAAAATGCGGATGTGCCATGGGATGGCAATGTGTATTGTCCGCTGCCGTCTTTGATCTGGAACCAGTGCTTAGCCTACAAGCAGTTCAACAATGCTGATTGGACAGGTGACCAGCTTTCTTTCCTTCGCAATACCGTCTCCAAATTCTGGGGTGGTGTGCACTATTTCCTCGCACCGGATGAATATTTCACCGAGGTCGAAGAAGGTCATTACGACTTCAACATGTGGCACAAGGAAGCCATGGGCTGGAGCAATAACAAGGATCTGCAAACCATCTGGGATTGGGAAAATGATTTCGGCCATCACTCCATCCGTATGGAGGTTGAGGGCGCGGAAGCGGGCCTGATGGAAGAAGGTATTGTCCGTTGTCGCGTCAAGATACCAACCGAAATCACCCTCCAATAAGCTCATTTTGCCAAGCCAAGGAATTTAAAAGATGGCCTTTCAATTGAATGGATTCGTTCGATTGGCTTCTATCGGAGCCGTCGGAAGTGGTGCCAATGCCACAAAAGCACTTTGCACCTACCACACCAATGATGATGCGGCCGCTGTTGAAGCTGCCGGATATTTCGACAACCTGGCCAAGGATCTGGCCAAGGGCGATTTCATCATGGCCGGTCTGGACATTGATGGTACTCCCCAGCTCAAAAATTACATCGTCACCACTATTGCGGCGGGGGTCGTGACAATTGCTGCGCAGACCACTGCATAGCCGCATGTGTAGTGTTGGCAATTGTTGACCATGGCCCGGTGTTCCTTTCCGCCGGGCCATTTTTTTATCTCGAGTTCGCAGGATCTTTGCAATGTTGAATGAAATCGAAGTGATCCGACGTGCATGCGATCGGATTGGAATTCGCGCCCCTGAAAATCTGTCTGAAGAAGTCACGGCAGGGGTCACGGCTGATCGGTTATATGAACAGGAAGCCTCCTTTGCCCTAACGCTCTATCCCTGGTCATTTGCTCAAAAACTGGTTCGTCTGACCAAATTGGATGACGAACCAATTGCGGGATTCTCGGTCATTTTTCAAATGCCGGTCGGTGACAATGTTTTGCTTCTGGATCGGGTTACCGATCAACCTGATATCCCTGATCGCAATTTCACAGACTTCAAGCGCTTTGGTGACAAGATCTATTCCAACGCTGATGACTTATATGCAGTCGTTCGCTCCATGGCTTCACCTCACCTGTGGTCCCCCATTTTTGCCAAAGCTGTCAGCACTGGTCTTGCCGGTTTGCTGATTGAGGCAATTGCCTCTGATGGCAAACGAGCGGATGAGCTGAAACGGCAGGCCTATGGCAATCCAAGCGAACAAAACCGGGGCGGATTGATTGGTACTGCCATGCAAACCGATAGTTCCACAACACCAAACAAACGGATGCGCATGGGGCGCAATCCCTTGACTGAAGCATGGAGTAGCTAAATGGTTGCTCGTCCTGGACGCCTCATGGCGACTTTTACCGCTGGCGAGCTTGACCCGCTGGAGATCGACCGCACCGAGCTGAAATATTTCAATGCCGGTGCCTTGCATGTCGAGAATGTCGAGATCCACCCGCAAGGTGGTTTCACCAAACGCGGCGGATTGCGCCATGTCGTCAATGTCGATAATTCAACAGCTCGCCTTATTCCGTTCAAAAACTCGGCCGGTAGCAGCTTTGAAATCGCGTTGCGCGATGGTCATGCAGATGTGATCGATGGCGCTGCGATCACTGCCAGTTTTGCCCTGCCCTTCAATGTTGCTCATTTGCCGGAAATCACCTGGACACACCGCCAGGACACAATGTTCCTCTTTCATGAAGATGTGCAGTCTGTCCGGGTTATCAATACAGATTCAGGTTGGAGCCAAGGCAATCTGCCCTATGAAGAGATCCCGAATTATGACTATGGCGGGAACTATACCAATGGTGAACCTGCAGAATGGGAATTGCAATTCGTTGGCTTCTCCGCTGGTGACCGCTTCCGGGTAACCGTATCCGGACAAGACACCACCACCATTGATATGCCTGGCGGGATCAATTGGGACAGTGTGGCAACCCTGATCAAGAATGCCATTTTGGAATTGCCCAACGTCGCCCCTGGTCTCGTCGTAACTCAGAAGGCCAGCGCTCGCATTACAATCAGATTTGAAGGCAAGGAAAATCAGGGGGATGGCTGGGCCATTTCTGGTACCGCAATCAACAAAGCCGATGCCGCTATCCCAGCTTATAAGATCAAGGTTGGTTTGCAACCAGGTGAACCAATCATATCAGCGACACGCGGCTGGCCTCGTTGCGGGATGTTTTTCCAACAGCGTTTCTTTGCCGGTGGCTTCAAAAGCCGTGGTAACAACTGGATGACCTCGATTGTCGGTCGATATTTCACCTTTGATACGCGACTGGATGAAGCAAACGGGGCTTTTGTGGTGCCGCTGGACAGTGAAGGCGGCGAAAAGATCAATCACATTGTGCCTGGACGCAATATGCTGGTCTTCACGTCCGAACGTGAATACTGGATTTCCGAACGAACCATCGACAAGACAAAGCCAACCGTTCACGTGGAAGCCTCAACCCATGGAACAAAACCGGGCGTGCCAGTCGTCAAGAATGAAGGCGCGGCCATCTTCGTGCATAAATCGGGATCGGTCATTTCCGAATTTCGCTATACCGATGTAGATGGAAACTTTGTCAGTCAGCCAATTTCCATTCTTTCCCCACACTTGTTTGAAGACGTCACCGACATGGCCATGCGCCGTGCCAAACTCTCAACCGATGCAAATATGCTTGGTGTCCTTGATGCCAAGGGCCGCATGCGTGCCGGTTTCCTGCTGCGCCAACAGGATGTAACCGGCTTCGGCCGTATCACTTCCCAAGAGGATCTGTTTAGAGCAATTTCCGTCAATGGTCGCGATGAAATGGCTGTGGTCATGGAGCGCAATAATCAAAGACGATTGGAACGCTTTGAACGAGGGCTTTTGCTGGATGCAGCCAAGCCTTTTACCTTTCCGGATGCTCGCTCCGAGATAACGGGCCTGGAACATTTGGAAGGGCGGGATGTCTGGGTCTTGGGGGATGGTGATGTTTATGGGCCCTGCAAAGTTCTGAATGCCAAGATCCAGGTACCAACTCCGGTCCAGACTGGTGAGGTTGGCTTGTTTGCCCCACCCAAGGTAACAACATTGCCGCCCCCTCGCGACATTGGACCAAAGACCGTTTTGCGTCGTCAGGCTCGCATTCATTCAGTGTGGGTTTCGGTTGTCAATACCACATCCCTTGCCATTGCTGCCAACGGAGAGGAACCGGTTGACGTGCCTCTACGCGCTTATGATGGGAACATGGACAAGCCGGAACTGGACGCTGGCTATACCGGCATGATCGAGCTGCGAGGTCTGAAAGGCTTCGCCCATGAACCAACAGTCACGATCACGCAGACCAGACCGGGCCGTCTGGCGGTGAGATCCATAACGATTGAAGCCAAATTGTAGGAGCTGCACATGGAGTTGGCATTGGGCGCATTGGGAGCGTTAACCGGGGGTGGCGGAGCTGCTGCGGCTGGTGGTGCTGCGGCTGCGGGAACGGCTGCTGCAACTGCTGGCACAGCCGCCACGGCTGCAACCACGGCCGGGAGCGGTTTGAGTGTGAGCGGGATCTTGAAAGGCGTTGTCGGCATTGCCAGCGCCTTGACGGCTGTCCAGGCTGCAGACATTCAGGCCGAACAATATGACATGAAAGCGGACGATTCAGAGAGCGCAGCGCGTGATGAAGAAGTCAAAGGCATGCAGCGTTCGACCAATATCAAGCGGCAATTGGCAAAAGCCCTGGGCGAAAATGCGGTGAAGTTCGCGGCCTCCGGTCAGCTCGTCGGGGAAGGCGTTTCTGAAGATAACGCCCTTTCCCTGGAAGAACGGGCGAGCTCTGACATTACGGTCGACCGTGCCGACACAGATGCACGCATGGCTTTGCATCGCGCCCGGGCTGCTGGCTGGCGTCGTGTTGCCTCCCGAACCAGGAGCGCTGGCCGGTCACGTGGGCTGATTGGTGCATTGGGAGCAGCTGCGGGGATGTTTGGATGACGAATAGACAAGGTAGAAGCCCTGGCAATCTGACCAAATTGAACACTCAGGGGCAGGTTTCCACGAAACCAACCACGGCCGTGGATCCCAATGTGAGCATTTTCTATGCCTTGCAGCGAGATCTTCAACGCATGGGATCTGCTTTGAGTCAGATGGCCCATAAGGCAATGGCCAGGCAAAAGACAGCTTCAATAGAAGCAGGAAAGACACAAGGTCATAAAGATGCGTACAGCGTCGATCTGGGCACTGGCAGTAACCAAACGGCAGGAGAACCATCCGATATCGGCAATCGCCTCATGGTCGATATGCAGAAGGATCTAAACCTGACCAAAGCGCAAGCCGCCGGGTTTGTCGGCAATCTGGCCCATGAAAGCGGGAACTTTAAAACACTGCAAGAGGTGTCCCCTCTAGTGAAAGGCTCCCGTGGTGGTTTTGGTTATGCCCAATGGACCGGTCCCCGGCGTCGCCAGTTCGAAGCCTTTGCACAGGAGAAAGGACTTGATCCTGCATCATACGAAGCCAATTACGGCTTTCTAATTCATGAGCTGACCAATAGTCCGGAAGGTTCTGTTCTGGATGCACTGCGTCAAGCTGGCGATGCCCAATCCGCTGCTGAAATAGTCTCAAAGAAATTTTTGCGGCCCGGCATCCCACACATGAAAAGTCGCATGAAATGGGCCAGCCGATTTGCAAATAGTGAAGTCTCGGCAGGTGCGCCTGTTGCTGGATCAGGCAGACCAGGGCCAACAGGGCCAGCATTGGCATTGCGTTCAGATGATACACCCGGTGGAAAAGCCTATAACGCTACGCTTAACCGGGATCTTGCCCGTCGCGTGCCGGTAGAGATCAATCAAAAAATTGATGAAATCTACGAAGAACACAAAGATGATCCGACTGCATTGACCAAGGCGCTAGATGCTGCACAAAAAGAAATACTTGGCAATATAAGCTCGATTCCTTCAGACCCCGCTGTACAGTGGCTGGCTGAACAGACATTTGCCAGAAAGCGCCTTGTGTTCGAAAGGTCTGCCATTGCTGAACAGGACAAGCGTGTCAGAGAAGGCGAAAGATCAAACTACGATGCTGCACTGACTTCTCAATTTTCCAGCTTGGAAAAGCAGGCTTATCTTGTTGGAGACGATATTCAGGCGGGTGCAGACCTTGAAATATCGATGAATGAGGCCCTGGGCAATATTGAGGAAGCCCGGTTTGCGGGTGTCATTTCTCCCAAGTTGGCCGAAAAGCAAAAAAGAGAGGTACTCGGTACTGTCACCTCTGCTCGACTTCGCGGTGTTTTTGACAGTTTGCCAGATGCGGATAGCAAGGAAGCCTATGTAGCAGAAATGCGCAAACAATGGTCTAGCGGAGCGGAAGAGTTCGCTTCTCTTTCTCTTGATCAGGTTCGTGCAATAGAGCGCAATTTCAAAGCTGTGATTTCGCAAGAACGCAGACAGGCCCATGCCGACGCCAGAATACAATCCCGAAAAATGGAACGCCTGATCAATGATGATCTTGCCAGCATTTCCCGTGATGGTGTTGGTCTTGCCATCGATGGTGCAGAACTGACATTTGACCAAGTCAGCTCGATCCTGGGCAAAGAGCGAGCAACTGAATGGGACCGAAAACGCGATATCAGTGCAGCAAGTTATCAGGCGATTTCCGGTCTTGATGTCCTACCCGCCGATGAAATTGCAGAACAGTTGCAAAAGCTGGAACCAAAGCCCGGTATCAAGGGTTATGTCGATCAGTTGGAAATCTTGTCGAACGCCAACAAAGCGGCGCAACAGATTCTAAAACTTAGAAAATCTGATCCAGCTCAAGCAGTGGATGAAGCCTTTGACGAATTGGTACCGCTCAAAGATGAAGCGATGGACGGGGATCTGGCCAGTCTGGAAGAGCTGATCAAAGGTCGTTTTGATGCTCAAGAGGTTCTTGGTATTCCAGATAAGACACAAGCTCCCCTCACCTTATCAGAATTGACCGCCCTGGCTGAACCTGTAGCAAAAGATCCGGACAAGCAAACCTGGTTGGATCTGGCTGGCAAGATCGATCAGACCTATGGCCCATTTGCTGATGAAGTCATGATCCAGGTGATGCGCTGGAAAGGTCTACATAAGGATGTTGCTGAAGCGGCCGTTGGCCATTTGCGCAACATCGAGCTAGGCAAAAAACCAAGCCGGTCTGAAGCAAGGACCATTGAGGACAAGGCACAGGCTTCCAGCGCCACTCAGTCCCTGGAAGGTCAATATGACCAGGTGAAATGGAAAGAGCAGCCAACAGGATCTGCAATTTCGTTGCTTCGAGACAATCCGGACAAAGCTGGTGAATTTGACCAAAAATTCGGGGATGGAGCTGCTGATTATTACTTGCGAGCCATAGAAGCCGCCCGACAGGAAACAGAACGCTATCAAGCCACCTTGGATAATCACGGCATTACGATCCATGAAGATGGATCTGAAGATTATGACCCTGCAAAGGATCGTCGCAAATGACCAATTTCTTTGACGAAGCACAACAACAAGGGGAAAGCGGCGTCCTGAAGGAAGCCCCACGCCCTGGTCTGGCTGAACGATTTTACATCAACATGGAAGCCGCAACCCGCAAAGGCACTGTGACCGGCGCTTTGCGCGACGTGAACAGGGTTGAAGATCGCAAACGCTTTGAAAGTCGATATCAGAGTTTCCCGGAATGGGATGGAATGGGCGAAGGCGCGGCCGCTCTTGCTGGTCAGCTTGCTGGTACCATCGTGGATGCCGAGCGTGGTACGCCTCATCTGGAAAACCTCTTACCGATTGGATTGGGTGAAAAAGCCCTTGCTCTTGGCGGAAAAGGTTTGACCAGCCTTCGCGCTCGTTTGTTTGCCGGGGCGATTGATAGTGCTGCAGTAAATGCTGGAACAGATGCGGCTATCCAGGGCCTTGAAATGGGGGCAGGCTTTAGAGAAGCCTTTGACCCAATCCAGTTTGCAAGCTCTGTCGGTCTGGGTGCTGTTGCCGGTGGCGCCCTTGGCCCAATCACGCATAGGCCAAGCACAGGCGGGCGCGTGGCTAACAACCTGGAACGGAACATCGATGAAATCGAGCCGGTCACACAATCATCTCTGCTAGAAGCTCCCGACCACGTTTCCATCGAGCCAAACAGGCCCAAAATGGACGTTGTGGACTCGACAGGCGCAAAAGTGGAACTGGATGGCATTGACACCCTCCAAAGTGATGCAAGGCGCTCTGTGGCCTCGTCTGAGGCTGATTTGGAGCCTGTTGCCCTTGGTGATCAGCTCATGCCCCATTCCGAGCGCAGTGTCAGGGTCTCGGAGGAAACAAGGGCATTCGGCTCTGAAGCAAAACCAACTGCCAATCAAGACGGAATTCATGACGGCCCAGATGTATTGTCCCTAACGGACGATGCTGACCTAACAGCAACCAAAGCTCGAACGTCCCAAATGACCGGTGAATTGCAGCGCAATCCTGATGGCGTCACACGAGAACAGTCAGCAGCAAATCAGGAACGGGCATTTGAACGCCTGAAGGATATTTCCGAAAAGCTGGCTGATCTGGTCGAAGCGGCCGCAACCAGGCAAGGCGTTCTGAAATGGATGGGCGGCAAAATGAGCAAAGCCCTGGGAACGCATAATTTGCGTACCGGCGTTATCCGCCTTCAGATCCAGGATGATTTTTCAGTCTATGCCCATGAGATCGGTCACCATGTTGAAATCAAACTGGGCACAGATTTTCAAAAGCTCATGCGGCTGAATGCCATTGAGCTGGAACCCATGGCCTATATCGGCGCAGATCCCAAGGTCAAACTGGAAGAAGGGTTTGCCGAATTCTTCCGCGTTTACATGACCAACCCCAATTATGCAGCCACTAAAGCACCAAAGTTCAATAAGGAATTCACTCGCTTCCTGAAGGAGCATAAACCGGACTGGTTAAAGGGATTGGCCGATATCCAGGATGCCTTCCATCAATGGCGCACTTTGCCATCCGATGAAGCCATTGCCAGCTCTATTGTCACCAGCAAACGCAAGGGCCTTGTCGGGCAGGCCAAAGAGGATGCCAAGCGTTTCGGTATTGGTCATACCATTGGTGATTTTTTGCATGATGCCTATGGCATGTTCTTGGACTTCAAGCATCCAATCCAGCGCGGTGTGCGTGAGCTGGCAAAAATCTATTCAGAGAATACCGGCCGCAAGCTGGATTTGAATGCGGCTGAAGATCCTTATAAGCTGGCTCGAATGCTCGATGGTGCGCAATCAGCCGGTCACATGGATATCATGCATGGTGTCCATGCCTATCGCTCGATGGACCCATCATCCGCTTCCTTGCGCGATGCTCTTGTCGAGGCCATGGGCGGCGCAAATGTGCTATCGAAATGGGACGAGGATCTGCTGCAGAAATTCGGTGCCTATTTATGGGCCCGGCGTGCTGTTGGTGAATGGGACCGGTTCGACAAGGGCCTGATCCCAAACGAGCCGGACAAGTTCACTCGTGGAGATCATGCCCGTGCCATCCAAACCCTTGAAGCTGACCATCCGCAATTCGTAAGCGCGGCCGATAAGGTCTATGACTGGAACCGTGCCATGTGGCGCAAAAAGCTGGATGCAGGATTGATCACCAAGGCCCAATATAGCGACGGTTTGCTCATTCGCGATTATGTTCCTGGTCTTCGCAAATTCGACTATGACGGGGATCCAGTCGGAGACGGTGGCGGCCGGAAAAGCAAAAGCGCAAAATCTGACCAGGTGAAGCGGTTTGTCGGGTCCAGTCGTGATGTTGTCAATCCGTTGGAAAGCCTGATGGCAGATGCCTATCACACTGCCAGCGCCATTGCTCACAATAACATAATCCGTTCTCTTGATCGTCTCGCGCTGCGAGCTGGTCATGGTGGCGGTAAAATTGCCGAACGTATTCCGGCCAAGGAATTGCGCATGGTGATGAAAATCGATCCAATGGAAGCCTTTGCCGATGCAGCCAAGCAAAATGGCTATGGACCGATGGAAGTTTCGACGTTGCGTGATGCTTTGGAAGCAACATTAGGCGATACCAAGGGGCGCATTTTCCGGCCACAGGTCATTTCAGAGAATGGACAGAATATCGTCTTCTTCCGAGATGGTGGCCAGCTTCAAGCGCTCCGGCTTGCTGATGGCAAGTTGGGCCAGCAAATGATGCAGTCATTCGGCTTGATGCAAAAGCATGAGCAAAATTTCTGGATTGAAATGCTGTCTACTTCCGCAACTACTTTGCGCACTGGTGTAACGGCCGCGCCAGAATTCATTGCCGCCAACCTGATCCGCGACCAGGTGATGGCCACCATCTTCTATGGCAAGCCCTTTGCTCGCGTCAAAGCAACAGCTTCAGGTGTCATGGATGAGTTGCGCGGCCGGGATGCGGCGCGGCATTACAATGTCATGGGCGGTATCATGGGTGGTGAGAATGTGGCCAGTTTGCGCAATGGCGCAGTGAATCGAGATCTTCAGGCCTTGCGCAAAAAGGGGTATGTCGCTCATCATCTGGCAAACAAAAATCTCAAGGATGCCCTAAAAGGTTGGATGGCCTTGACTGAGGTCTCAGAGACTTCAACCCGGATCGGTTTGTTCAAGACCTTCTTCGAAGAGGCCAAATTACGTGGACTCTCCGAATATGAGGCGGCGTTAGAGGCCTCCTATCGAGCGCGGGACCATATCGACTTTGACCGGCGTGGTTTTGCCATGACTGGCCTTGCTCGCATTATTCCCTTTCTCAATGCCAGCTTGCAGGGCATGGACAAAAGCACCCGTCAAATGATGCTCCCAATTGCAAAGAAAATGATGGGCAAGGTTCTGACGGCTGAAGACGAAGCGGCCTTGCCGATGGCGGCAAAGAGCTGGGCGCGTCTCTCCACTCTCATGATGGCCGGTCTGGGCATTCATGCTCTCATGAGCCAATATGATGATTATCAGGAAATCTCGGACACCACCCGCGCCACACATTGGATGATCAAAAGCGGGAACACCTGGATTGCCGTACCCAAACCTTTCGAAATGGCCGTGTTTCTGAATATCGCTGAAGCGGCTTTTGACGGGATAATAAAAGACGATGCGCTGGCTTATGAACGGTGGCTGGAAGGGTCAATGAAAACCCTTTTCCCGCCCAATGTCATCGAAGGGAACCCGGCGATAAGATCCTATTTTGAGAAAAAATCCAATACGGATTTCTTTAGCGATCGGGAAATCGTTCCAGAGCATATGAAAGGCCTTGAACCACATTTGCAATATACCGCTCGCACCTCGGAATTTTCCAAGCTTCTGGGGGAAGCCATGGGCTGGTCTCCAGCAATGACAGATAAGATGATTGTCAATTTCTTTGGCGGTCTCGCCCGCTCCGCACTCGCCCTTTTTGATGCCGGTACCAGCGACAAGCCAGATCAGTCCCTTGATGACATGGCCATTTTGCGCCGCTTCATCAAATCGTCTTCGAAGGGGTCCCGGTCCTTAAATGGATTTTGGAAGCTGGTCGCACCATCGATGGGCAGTTTCGAGGGAGCCAGCAAGAGCTATGATGCCATTCTGCAAGCAGGTGATGAAGCAGACGCGGCGGACTATCTGGCAGACATGGACGAAGAGAAGCGGGTCTGGCTGGTTTCTCGTCATGGCGATAGCAAAGCCAAGAAACTGCATCCCCTTGATCGCGCCAGGCGAGCCGTGCGGGCAATCTCCAAACTTCGCAGAGATATGGCAGACGACAAGGTGACAGGCTCCGATGGGGAAAGCCTGTTCACCTCTCAGCAGCGTGGGGTGTTGACAGATATTCTGGAAGAGATTGCAGTGATCGAAGCTCGCAATGCTCTTGTCTTGCTTGAACAGCCTGGATGGGCGCAGCGTGGTATCATGGATCTGCAAGGGCATTATCGCGAACTGAAGGCGGTCAATCCGAAAATGCACCAGATCCTTGCTGACCATTATGCAACGGGCAAGGTCATTCCCTGGCAAACAATTCAAGAGGCTTGGCCGGACTATCGCAAACGTCTACTGGAAGATGGATCTTCAGCTCCAATGAAGGATCTGGCCTTGCTTGAAAAACAAGGTTACGAGCTGAATGGGGTGAAAATCAAACGCCCATCGAGGCCGGAGATCCCCGGAATGCGAGACTAGGACGCCAATGCATCTATCACTGCTTTTGGGTTTTTCTCCAAAACACGCAAAAGGGTTTGTGCAGGGCCGCTGACGGTTCTTCGGCCTTGTTCCCATTTCTGATAACCAGACAAGCTCATTCCCATGAGAGGGGCCATTTCAGCTTGTGTCAGTTTGGCTTTTTTACGGACTTCGCTTGGAGAGACGGCATGATGAATAACCATTCCTGGTACATCTTCGCCTTTTGTATATGCCGCCACTTCCTGCAAGGATTGAATGAGATCATCACCAAACTGTGTCATGATTTTTCTCCTTTCAGATGTTTTTTGATTTCCTTCACCAACCTGACAACAATCTTCTTTTCTGCTGGATCAAGATCAGTTTTCTCGCCTTTGCCATAAACCAGTAGAGCAAAAATCGGATTATCCTTGTCGTACCAATAATAAATGACACGGGCACCACCGCGCTTTCCCTTGCCTTTTGCTGGAACTCGCAATTTACGAATACCGCTCGTTCCGGGAATTTCATCCCCTTTCAGGGGATAGCTCGCCAGATAATCAATTACTTCTTTTTTCTCGTCAGGCGAGAAGAGTTTTTCCGCCTGTTTGGTAAAGCTTGGGAATTCCGAGACTGTTTGCATAATGCCATACTAACCCAATGGGGCACACAAAGCAACCCATTGGGTTACCCATCATTGACACAGTTGACCAAGCCCACGTCATAGGATCATAGGCGGCAAAGATGGAGCTGCCTATGGTCAATGCTATCACACAAGACAATCGAGAAACCTTTCCAATAGCAAATGCCGGACAGGTTGATTTCACTGTTTCCTTTGCCTTCCAGCAGGAAGAAGATCTGGAATTTTCCAAATGGGTCAATGAGGCCTATGTCCCCCTCATTCTCAATGTCGATTACACGGTGACAGGTGGCTATGGTGCGGCCGGGGGCCTTCACCTGACCACTCCTGCAGAAGCGGGTCAAAAATACAGGATCAAGGGTCTGGCTGAACTGGATATCAATATCCAGGTCACGGGCCAGCGACGAGATCCTGAGATTATCAATAGTCTGTTTGAGCGCTGCTTGATCTGGGCTACCGAGCAAGGCCGGGAAGTGGCGCGTGTCCTTGGACCATTCAAAGACTTACTCGAACAGGCTTTGCCAGCCGCACAAGCCGCCAGTGATCAGGCTAATGCGGCAATTGCCGCAACCACTCAGATCAAAGATGATGCAATCGCTGCTACTGGTCAGATCCTGACTGAGGCTCAAACAGCGAAAGATCAGGCCGTAGCGGCGAAAGATCAGGCGGAATCTGCAAGGAATGCGGCTCAAGCAGCAACACCAATCTCTGCTAGTGACAAAGGTCGCGAGCTGGTTGGAAAAGAAACCGCCTCAGAAATGCGAACAGTCTTGGGCGCTGCAAGTACTGTTGAACTCTCAACTAAAGCGGATGCCTCACATAATCACGCAATTGGTGATATGACAGGCGTGAATACTGCATTCGATCTGGCTCAAGGTCTGTTCGGCGGTAAAGGTCCATCCGACTTAGGTGGTGCGAAACCGATTGGTTTCAAAATCTTCACTTCGTCAACTCAAGCCACACTCACAGTCGGCACCAAATATATCCTAGTCCTCGCTATTGGTGGCGGTGGTGGCAGCGCAAGTTACAATGGCGTGGTTGGTAATGGAGGGCCAGGAGCTACCACTCTAGGTTTCTCACTTACTCCTGATCCAGAACTTAGCGTTACCGTTGGCGGCGGCGGATCGAGTGGCTGGAATTCATCCAGTGCTGGTGGCTCATCCAGTGCTGGCACTGTTGTTGCCGGTGGAGGAGGAAGAGGGACAACTAACGGTGTAAGCGCTTATTCAGGAGGCAGAGGTTCTGCTCAAGGAGGAATGGATATAGGACTTTCTCATCCTTCGTACGGCAACCCTAAGGGATCTGGTGTGGTTTGTATCTGGGAGTTTGGATAATGAAATACGCAATTGTAAATGAAGCATCACGTATCATTGAAAACGTCATTGTACTGAATGATCCAGAAGGCTTCGCACCTCCCGAGGGATCTTATCTGAAAAAAGATGATCAAGGATTAGCCGTAATCGGTCAGGAACTCGATGGAGAGGGTGAATTCATTACACCTGAACCGGTGGATTTGACAAAACAGAAAGCACCTCTTCTGCCAGTCACGCGCAAACAGCTTATCGATGTTCTGATTGATCATGATCTTGATGAGCAGGTCGAGCCAGCACTAAACGCCATTCCGGATATCAAGGCACGAAAGAAGGCGCTGAACGCTTGGCAGAATGCCAGCCAGTACGAACCTGATCATCCATTGGTTTTGCAGCTCAAGGGCGTTCTCAAACTGACCAACGAACAGTTTGATGCCTTCTGGCGTGAGGCCATGGCGGCATGATCCGGCGTTACATCCTCAATATTCTGATCGCCATAGATCAGCTCTTCAGCGCTATCGCTTTTGGAGATCCGGACGAGACAATTTCCTCTCGCCTGGGCAAGTCGCAGCGCGGGGACCATGGCCCTTTTTGGAAGCACGTTTGGTGGCCGGTGCGATTGACGGTCGACGGCCTGTTTTACCTTGTTGGAGAACCCAATCATTGCATTCGGTCCATTGAAAAAGACGAGGGACAGAATGCCATTCTCTAACGAGGCTGTCCCATGTTTACCCAAGAGGTCCGGAACCTTGTCGACGATGAAGCCAAGCGCCTGAATATCTCACCTGCCGCTCTTCTCAGTGTCATCGAGGTGGAAAGTGCAGGCGTTTCTTTATGGTCTGTTGGCCACGAAAAGCTGCCCCCTATCCGATTTGAAGGCCATTATTTCTATCGCCTTCTGTCTCCAGAAAAGCGCAAGATCGCTGTTCGCCAGGGCTTGGCCCATAGCAAAGCTGGCCGTGTTAAAAACCCCCGGTCTTACAAAGCCCGGTATGCTCTTTTTGAGCGTGCCATGAAAATCGACATGGATGCGGCCATCCAGTCAATATCCATGGGGCTTGGCCAGGTCATGGGCGCTCATTGGGAAAGACTTGGCTATCAAAGCCCGCAACATATGTGGGCTGACGTTTGCGGTTCTGTCGCTGGACAGGTTCGCGCCATGATCCTGTTCATTGAGAAAAATAACCTGGTTTGCCATCTGAAGAGTTTGAACTGGCATAAATTTGCCCGTGCCTATAATGGCCCTGCCTATCGCAAAAATCGCTATGCCACAAAGATGGCTGCTGCTTATGCCCGTCATTCGCGTGGTGAAGCCCATGCAAACAATAATGCGGTTCGAGAATGGCAAGGCCAAATTGCCGCCCTGGGCTATGATATGCCTGTCAATGGACGTCCCAAAGCTCGCATTACAAAAGATACTGTGATGACGTTCCAGCGTGATCATGGACTGGTCGTTGACGGCATCGTTGGACCAATGACATTGGAAGCCATTGAAGATGCCCTGCAGGCCAAACACCTGGCGAGATCCAGCCAAATGAAGGCTGTTGTGTCATCGACCGGAACCGGCATTGCAATTTCTGAAGTGACCGGTCAGACCGATATCGTCAAAAACGTCCTGGACAAAGCGGAAGAGATCGAGGGCGTGGCATCCACCCTCTCCCGCATCCTTTCCTATGCCGATGCTGTTCCTCTGCCCTGGTTGCTCGCTGCTGCCCTGATTGCTGCAGGCGGATATCTGACCTGGTCTTATTTCCAAAAAAGCCGAGGCACTGATGAGGGTCTGTTCGCATGAGCGCTTTAGCCTGGTTCACAAATACGAAACTGGGCCGCTGGTTGGTAACAGCCCTTGGCATTGTCGGGGCAATTCTTCTCGTTGCCTGGCGCGCATTTTCCAAAGGCAAGAAGGTGGCCAAACAGGAACAGCAGGCTGCCACCCTTGAAGCCCTAAAAGACAGGAAAAAGAGCGATGCGGACATTGATCGCCTTGGTGATGATGACATTCGTAAGCGGATGCAAGACCACTGGTCCCGTTGATTGGTGCCTGACCAATGAGCCAAGAATCTATTCCCCGGCCGCAATCGCAGTCATGAAGACTGAAGCATTACGCAAGGCCTATAAACACAATGAGTATGGCCGGAAAAAATGCGGCTGGAAGCGAGTAAGCGAATGACCGACAAGAAGCGAGAACCATGGCATTTGGACAAACGTGTCCCGGTCGCGCTAATCCTCACTCTGATGTTTCAGACTTTCGGGGCCATCTGGTGGGCTGCGACAATGAGCGAGCGTATGAATAGCCTGGAACGAGAAGTCCAGTCTCGTGAAGGCCAAGATCGACGTCTGACCAGGCTAGAAACTACGGTTGAAAATATCGAAAAAATCGCTCAAAGGATTGCAGACAAAATAGACAATTAG